TACTAAATCCGATGCTCTTCATTTTCAAAGCTCCTCTGTGCCCTATTAATGCGATCCTCGGCGCATCTCGCCTTGGCTATCGCTCTAGACCCCCGGGCATCGGGGTCGTCTTTCATGCGCTCTAATCTATTAGCCTTGACCTTCTTACGCAAGGCTTCCTTCTGCGCCTCTAAATAGTATCTGGGCACTGCCACCCTAGCACCATTCTTGGTCACTACAAAATCTCTCGGGAATACACTTGTCGCAAACTGGTCAATCCATCCCCGGCCTATTCCGGGTCGACGACTCATAATAGCAAATTCTGGGGTTCTCTCCCCGTACCAATCCTTTGCCATCTTCCCGGTCAATTTCTTGACACAATACTGGCTCACATATTGAGCCGTCTCTTGCGATACACTTCCGACGGTGGAAAATCCACTCGTCCACAACTCGCGGAGAGCCTCGGATACATACAACCGATTCGGCTCTGCGCCTCGCAAAAAAACCTTATCCTCAAAATCATAACCAAAAATCAACGCATGGTAATGCGGTCGTTCGAACTTAGCCCCATACTCACCAACTCCGAAATATCGAAACGTTAAACCACGATTCGCTAAACTGTCTTGCATCCTTCGGAAAAATAACTGTAAATCCTTCTTCACCAATGTTGGCGGGGCTTTCTCATAGGTCAGCGTCAAAAAGCAATTACGCTCATGGAGCGTAGCCTCGTGCTGACAACGCATCGCCCATTGGCGTGCTCGAACAATCTTACATCCGATGCACCTCCCGCACGGCACCTCGAGCGGCTGGTCAACGTACCCCGCGTGCAAATCGAACGTAATGCCACGCAAGCCGGAAGCGTTTCGCTCCCGGCTGCGCCACCCCTGCAAAGGGGCGTAACACGGCATTTACAACCTAATTCCACCACGCATAGGTGCACCGCTAATGTTCTTCTGGTGCACCTTCGCGGCAGTCGGCCCAAATGTCCTATCGCGCCGCTTGCCGCTCTCCTTAGATCGCTTCACTGGTTCCTCCCTTCGGGTCTGCGCGGCGGGGGGCCCCCGCCTTTGCGCTTATAGTCCTGCCGTACTTCCTGGCTGCCAAGCCCTCCCTTAATGCTCCCAACGGCTTGGGCTCCTGACGCGATGGTCGCGCGTAATTCTTTCAAGCCAATCCCCATCGCACTACTTTCCCAAGCCAACCCCGGAAGCCTTTCCCGATCGACCGCTGCCGCGGCGTTGGACGCCGCGGCACTTGCACGCATTTGCGCGCTACGGTCAACGTTCAATCCCATATCTGCGCGGATAGCATCGGCGTTCGCCTGCGACAACACCCCGTCATTGACGAGTTTCGTCAAATTCGCATCGGCCATCCGCGCTCCCATCTCACTCTGGATACGCAACAAATCGCCCTGATATCCTTTGTTGTAGGTATCCGTCTGGATATTGGCGGCTTCTTGAATCGCCTTCGCTGCCAATTCCCTGTTCAACTGGCTACTCGAAGCGGTATTCTCTAGCTGTGCCCGCATCAAGAGTGCGTCCGTAAACTTTCCGGACGCCTTGCTAATACCCTCTCCGACTTGTCCTGCGGGGGCCATACCGGCCCCCATTCCCTGACTGAGCGCACTGCCTTGCGCGAGCATGATCGGGTTTAATCCCGCCTGCTTCATATCCTTAACTGTTGCCTGGTACTGCGTCGCGCGCATCCGAATCTGATGATTCTGTGCTTCTTGCTGTGCGCGCCGGTTGGCTTCGGCGCTACTGGCGCCTCCAAACAAACTACCGATCGCGCTAATGCCTGCGCCGATGATCGGCGCAACCGCTGCGAATGGTACGGGCATTAGAGATGGTCAGCCATTCCCGGCACGCTGTACGTCGGCAGGGGCCGCGCTGCCTTAATAACAAAATGGCTATCAAACAAAAACTGCGGTTCACTTGGTACCGCAATCACCCGGTCAATGGGCGGCGGCTCACTAATAAATGTCGCGCCCAGCACTGGCTGTACGGTAAAATTCTCCGCCAAGTGCCAAAAATCCAACGTGCCGGCTGCGATACTCCGAAAGAGTCCCGTCACTTGTGACGGGTAATACCGATACTCGGCCCACCGCTCTTGATAACCAAACACGCCGTTAGGCGCAACGCCACCGGCATAAATCTCGCTATTCAATACGGCCTGCTCTCCCAAATGGGCGAGCGACGGCCAGTAAAAATCATAAATCGTCTTACGATTCCACATCCGGTTCGTACACTGCTGATACGTCAAGTCAGCGCGAACCGAAACCAATCCGATCACAATACAGTGCTCGACAAAGCTCTTCGTAAACCCAATCCCTGCTGCCGCGACTACGCCAGTCGCCGCCAAATTACCTTGCGGCGTCTTGTCCGTATCCGGTGCACCCGGCGCTGCCGGGGTGCCCGAGGTCTGCGGTACGGGTGTTACGTTAATCGGAATACTAGAGCCTCCCAAATATTCCGGGCGCTGCAAACGCGCATCCGGACTCGTTACACCGAAATGGCTCTTAATCTTCTCAATATACCTCGTGCCTCCCCGCGCATCCTTCTCCATCATTCGCTGTATCGCGAACGCCTGCCGCAAATCATTAATCGTACCCGGATTAAGACTCGCTTCCAGATTGTTCGGATAGACCAAGGTACCGCCGGCCACCGACCCTGCGGGGTCGGCTTGGGTCTGATACTGTCCTTGCCCGAGGCCGAGTTGGCTACCACCCGTGCCTCCCAGATAGGCTGCGCCTGTTTGGGCGTTATTCCATTCCAACGCAGGCAGTACACCCGTTTGGGTCCGTGTCGAGGATGTCCCAACAGGTGCGGAAGCCCCAATCGGAATCTCAACACCCGGGCCCTTCTGGGG